AATGAGTTCAACATATTCAACAAGTTTGAGAATAGAGCTTCAAGCTACTGGTGCAAATTCAGGAACTTGGGGAACTATTACGAACAACAATTTTTCACAATCATTAGAATACTCAATTGCTGGAATAACTAATGTTGCATGTGGAGATGCAGCAGTAACTACCCTTACAAATGGTGATGGACCTCAATCACAAGCAAATAACCAAGCAAGAAATGCTCACATAAGACTTACAGGTTCACATGGTGCAGTTAGAATAGCACAATTTCCAGCAACACAAAAAGTTTACTTAATTACTAACGCTACAACAGATTCTGGATCTTCGGGTCCTTATGCAATGACATGTCGTTTAGGTGCTTCTGGTAATACACTTTCAATAGCTAATGGTACAACTAGACTTGTTTCAACAGATGGAACTAATTGGTATGATGTATTTTCTTTAGGTGGATCATATGATCTTCAAGGTCAAGAATTAATTTTAGATGCTGATGCAGATACATCTATAACTGCTGATACAGATGACCAAATAGATATTAAAATTGCAAACATTGATGTTGCAAATGTTACTACAGCTAACTCAGGTGATTTAGTAGTTACCAATGCTGTTGAAGATAAAGATATAACTTTCAAAGGTGATGATGGTGGATCAGGTATAAGTGCTTTAAGTTTAGATATGTCTGATGGTGGTGCAGCATACTTTAACGATAAAGTTATTGCTGGTACTGGTGGGTTCCAAGTTGATAATATTACAATAGACGGAACAGAGATAGATTTATCTTCTGGTGATTTAACTTTAGATGTTGAAGGTGACATTGACTTTGATGCTAATGGTGGAAACTTTAAATTTTCTGATGATGGCACACAAGTGCTTGATATAGCAAACTCATCAAGTGATGTTGTTATAAAAACTATGGTTAATGATAAAGATTTACTTATAAAAGGTATTGATAACACCGCTGAGATTACAGCATGTACATTTGATATGTCTGATGCCGGTAAAGCTACTTTTAACGACGATGTTGTTGCTTTTTCAGATGAAAGGTTAAAGTCTAATATAAAAACAATTGAGAATGGTTTAGACAAAGTTCTAAAAATGAGAGGTGTAAGTTTTGTTAAAAATAAACATCAAAGTATTGGTGTTATCGCACAAGAAGTACAAAAAGTTTTACCTGAAATAGTTTCTTCTTCAAAAAAAGATGGCGAAGAATACTTAGGTGTTGCATATGGTAACATGGTAGGTGTTTTAATTGAAGCTATAAAGGATTTACAAAAACAGATTGATGAACTAAAGAAAGGGTAATTTATGGCAATTCCTAGTTCAGGCACAATTGGTATAAACACCATAGTACAAGAGTTCGGTGGTAGTGCGCCACACGCAATAAGTGAATACTATAGAGGAGGTCCTCTTGTAACTCCCAACAATACAGACGTTCCAACATCTGGAACAATAGCAATAAGCGATTTTTATGATGCTGCCGATCAAGCATTTATCACTGCTCAAGGTGGAACTTCTTCAACTCAAGGAAACTTCACAAGACATACATTTACTGGTCCAGGTACATTTACAGTTCAAACTGTTGGAAATTCTGCTGGATCTAACACAGTAGACTATTTAGTTGTAGCTGGTGGCGGTGGCGCTCCCGGATCAACTCCTAGACCTAATGGTGGTGCTGGTGGCGGTGGTTATAGAACAAATAATCCTGGAACTACTCCCGGAACTGGTGGATTACCAGTTTCTGCTACAGGCTATCCTATTTCTGTAGGTGGCGGTGGCGGTGCGGCTAGTAATGGATCAAACTCAAGTTTTTCAAACATCACATCTGCTGGTGGCGGTAGTGGTGGTAGATCAGGCCCCAATCAAGATGGTGGTCAAGGTGGATCTGGTGGCGGTGGAGCCGTTCAAGGTGGTCAAAGCGCTGGCTCTGGAAACTCTCCTCCTGTATCTCCTCCTCAAGGAAATAGCGGTGGCTCAGGAACACATAGATCAGTTGCTGGAGGTGGCGGCGGTGGCGGTGCAGCTCAAGCAGGAAGTCAAGGTCCTCAACCCCCTGGTGGTTCTTGTAATGGAAGAGGTGGTGGTTCAGCAGGTAATGGTTCACCAAACAATATAACTTTTTCAGATACAACCTACGCTGGTGGCGGTGGCGGCGGTAGTGGTCAAGGCCCAGGTGGAAGTATGTCTGGTGGATCAGGCGGATCTGGTGGCGGCGGAACAGGCGGTGCAGCTCCCGGTGGTAGTGGACAAGCAGGAACAACTAATACTGGCGGTGGAGGTGGCGCTGGTGCAACTTCTGGTGGCGGCGGATCAGGCGGATCTGGAATCGTTGTAATAAGGTATAAATCATCATAATGGCACATTTTGCAAAATTAAGTGAGGCTAACGTTGTTCTAGCAGTTGAAGTTGTAAATGACTCTGATTGTTTAGATGAGAGTAATAACGAATCAGAAGCTGTTGGAATACAACATCAAACAACAGTTCATGGTTGGAATCTTTGGAAACAATGTTCATATAATACTTACGAGGGACAACATAAACTTGGTGGAACACCATTTAGAAAAAATTATCCTGGTATTGGATATACGTATGATCCAGCGAGAGATGCTTTTATAAAACCTAGACCATCTGATATGGATTCTTTTATTTTTAATGAATCAAAATGTGTTTATGAATGTCCAGTTGCAAGACCTGCAGAAAGCACTGATAAATTTGAACAGCTTGATTGGATTGAAAGTAGTCAGAGATGGGAAAGAAAGTTTCCTACAGTAGACTCAGATGGAAATGATATTTACCCTAGTGATATGGAAGAGTATTGGAATCCAGACACAAGCAGTTGGGTATCTATATAATATTAAGTTCTGTTAAACCAGTGCTTGTACCTAAAGTGCCTTTATAAAACGTATTAAAAGCTAAACTTACTCTAGTATTATTTCCTTTTTTTATATCCACTTGATGCTTTGTTGTTGATGGAAATAAAATTAATTGTCCAGTTTCCAAAGGATACCACCATATATCAGAGTTCCAAATATTATGTTCCTTTATATCTGGTTTAATTTGCATTACATGATTTGGATTTGTAAATGTAATTGTATCATTTTTATTATCTGCATTTAAATAAAACACTCCAGAAATAATTGAGTTTGGATGATTATGTTTGTGATGATATTGATTTTTTTCTGTATAATTTAACCAAGATTGAGTTATGTAAAGATTAACATTATTTTTTGGACAAATAACTTTATGTAAATAATCATTACAACATGTATCTAAAAAAAATTTTATGTTTTTAAATTCTTTATTATTTAAAATATAATTATTTTTTGTATTAAAATTGCCTTTATTTTTAACACAATGTTTTTTTTGTTTATTTACAAATTCTAATTCTTGTTTTGTAAATGCTCTATCTATGTTTGTTTTATAAATAGGAGTGGCAAATAAACTGTTTATAGTCATTTAAATAAAATTAATATTTATATTTACTCTTGTTTGTTTATCGGTTTGAACACAACTAGCGTGATTTAAGTTACCATTAAAAATAATTATTTGATTAGCCACTGATAATATTTTTTTACCATTTTCAAAAACTGTAGATCCATTATTAGTATTAACAGAATAAAGAGCAACCATGTGTTCTTTTTCTTGATCAATATGAAAATCGTGCTGTAATTGTTTTTCTTTTCTTGTGTATAAATTAATTTTACTTCTAATAATATAATTAAAATTTAATTTTCCTAAAATAGGTATTAAAATAGTATTAAAATAATTACTTTTAATTCCATCAGGTGCATAGAGATGATGAAAAAAAATAAAATCATTAATTGAATCAGGTTTTAAATCTGAACTAACACTTGAATTAAAAAACCAAGGAAAATTATTTCCCATGACAGTTTGATTTATTTTTTCATATATATCTAAAGGAAGAAAATCTTGAATTACTGTTATGTCTTTATAAGGAGTCTGCATTTAAAAACTTAATTGATAATAAAATCATGTTCTCACCTGTTTGATTAGGAAGAATTGCATGTTGTAGATGTGAACTAAACATGGTTAAAATGTTTTCATGAAGTGGAATTTTAAATTTTTGTCTTTTAAACCTACCATTACTATAAGAAAAAATTAAATTTGTAGGGTTTTTGTTTTCTTTAACAACTAAAGGATATAAGGCAGAAACATCATATGAATCATTGTGATAGTCCCAATCATTAACATGATTATGAAATGTTAAACTTTCATTGGGTCGTAATACAATAGCTGAGTAACCAGCAAATAAAATTCTATGATCGTGTTTTTGAAAGTAATGATCGGCTGCATACTCACCTATCCATTTATAATATTTCATAAATTGTAGTTTTGTGTAGTAATACTCGGTATAAAAATCTTCGTTATTAACTCGCTCATTGTTTTTCCAAGCTCTAGTTATTTCTTTTATCATTAATTTTTTATCTAATGATTTTTTTAAGGTTTCAGCAATTTTATTTGTAACTACAAATTTTTCAGAAAATGTTATTTTATGCATTATTTTTACTCCTGTTAAAAGGTGTGCCTTCTGGTTGTAGCCATTGAATATTAATATTAAAAGCAATTCCAACTCTAGATATATCAGATGTATGAGTATCAGTATAGTGTTGAAAAGGGCCCGGAAAAATATACAAACTATTTTCTTTTATTACTTCACTACTTTCAACATCTTCAAAATAAATTTTTGTTTGATCAGGGCATCTAGCATAGTATGCACCAGACCAGTCATCATTACCATGACAATGTTTCCTAGTGTAGTCTCCTTTAAAATGCTGCATACCCCACATATTCTTTACATGTAGGTTTCTTTGTTGTTTCCAATGGGGAGCTCTAAGAGTTATTATTGTATTAAGATAAGATACTATTTTATCTTTTAATTTAAGGTATTCTTGATGTTGCAAAAGTTCATTAACTTCTGTTACATTTGCTTTTACATTTGTTGATTTATCCAAGTGATCTTTTTTGGTTAACTCAAGAGTTTTATCTAAAATAAGTTGTTGATAATCAGATTCTAAAAAATCATCAAAAATATAAACGCACTGCGAAGATACATTATTATATTGATATAATCTAGTATTAGTAAACATTTGAAATAGAAAGGTTACTTGATATAATTCTTCTTGTTCCAGAATTTTTACTCAAAGCATCATGAAATAGGTTACTAGGAAATATTAACATTCTTCCAATTTTAGAAGGATATATTTTATCTATCTTATCTGAAGAATAATTTGAAGATAAAAATCTTGTTTCCCCTAAATCTGATAAACAAAGAACAGAAGAATAATTCCAATTTTCAAAATTTGGACGCATTGTGTCTGAATGTAAATGTGCTGAGTGCATAGATTTATCAACATAACAAGCGCTCCAATAACTTATCATTTTAAAATTTAATCTTTGATTGTCAAAATAATGTGAAATATTATTTATTAAATTTTCATAAGATTGATTTTTACAAGGACCATAAAAATCTGTAAAGTAAGTTCCACATGAACCGTTGTTAAGATTCTGATTATTAATTTTTATCATGTTTTCTTTTTCTAAAAGAAAATCTTTTATTACATCATTAATCTCATCTAAATTAAAATCAAAAATAAAAATTTTTGTAGGAAAAATATAATCTATAGACTCTTTCATTTATGACTTACTTTTAAAATCTGATGGTATACCTAACATTTCTTTTTCATCAAATTTTCTACATAGTTTTTTAAAAGGACCATTTTTATCATTGTAATGTAAAAACACTTGAACTGCTTTGTCACCTTCAAAAGGTTCTCTCCAATGTTGTAAATCACAACCTCTGTAAATCATTAAATCACCCGGTTGTAAAAGCATGCTTATACCTTTATTATCAATGCCACCTGTTCCATCAATAAAAATAGGCCACGGATCGCCACCTAAATTTAAAGTTGCAGATATTTCACATTCAGGTCTGTCTTTGTGTCTTTCTAAAATATCTCCATAACCATAGCATCTTGTGTATGTATATTGTTGATGCAGATCCACATTAATTTGTTTTGATAAAAAAGGTAACATAGTGGTAGATAAAGTTTCCATAGCGACATCTGAATATGAATTATATGAATTTGGTATTTGAGTATCACCATGAAAACCAAAAATAGTTTCATAAGGAGAGAGATAATCTTTACTTCTCATGTAATAATAGGCATCTTTTTTTAATAAAAAATATCTATAGCAAAAACTAGCCAACTCTTTGGACACAGCTCCTTTACAAATTTCATAACCTTTTTCTTTAAAACTCATTTTATATCCTTTCCTTTTAATTAAATGGCCAACCCAAAGTCCACATTACTAAGGAGTACCTTGTTCCAGCCGTTACGGGAGTTACTTTGTGTAATAAAAAAGAAGGAAAAACAATTACAGAACCTTTTTTTCTTGCTTCTTTAATTACTATTTCATCGCCAAAAGGATTTTTAATAACAAAATCACCACCTTCGTATTCAGAACCATTAACCAAAGGTATAGTTATTGATATTTTTCTAATCCTTCCAAAAGACCAATCTGTATTTATATTGTTATAAGGCTCATCATCCATATCACTATGCCATCCATAGTGACCATTATCTACATATTTTGTAAATTGAATTGGTTCATGTCTGTGATATTCAAAATTCCAACCCGCATTTTTATTGGCACGAGAAACAAAAGGCGTTAAATGTCTATGCACCCAAGGTTCTTTTAACCACACTATTTCAGATTTTCTTTTATAATCTAACTCATCTGTGTTTAAATCTATATTTTTTTTACCACCTATTCGTCCACTCATAAATTTTTGTTCTTTTGCGTATTTAATTACATCATCACAAAAATTTAAAGGTAAACATCTTTCAAAACTCCAATTGTAATTTTTAAGAATCATCTTCTACTCCTTTCATGAATCTTTTTTCTGTGGCTTTAATATTAAAATGTATAAATTTAAAGGGGTCATTTTTTTGAGGACTGTATTCATGCATTATATAAGAAGGAATTAAGATTAAAGTCCCTGGATTTATTATCCAATTAATTGTTGGACTAGCATTTGTAATAATATTTTTGTTTTTTTCTGGTAAAGCAATTGTTTCTAACCTTGTTCTTGGATCATAAAAAATAGGATAGGATCCTTTTGTCTCTAAAAAATAAAAACCAGAAACATGATTATTAGCGTGAACATGAGGAGCGTGCCTGCCCCCACCTTCTTCTGGAAATTCTTGAACCCACATTTCAGTAAAATGTAGATTGTAATCGTTTAAATTATAACCCATGTCCATAAGAAGATCAGCAGACTTCTGCCCTACATATTGACAAAAATTTTTTAGTTTTGCGTCAGCCGCTATATCTAAAGAATGATAAACAAAACCATAATCAGTTTCTCTTTCTTTAATTACTTGTTTAAATTCTTCTTTTGTTTGTTTTAAATAAGGATCACAAGCATCGTTAATATCTGGAAGCCACTCTGGTTTTTCTTCACAATAAATAGGTGTTGCAAAATAATTATTCTTTTTCATTCTTTTTTCTGGCTCTTTCATAGCATATTTTCCATGTCAAGAAAACAATTATAAAAGATTGCTTGATATATCTGGTACACATGTTTAAATTAGATCTCACCCAAAAATTAAAAATCAGGAGATATTATGGAAAATCAAGAAGTATTGAAGGCTATAGCTACCCTTGTAGATAAGGTGAGTAAGTATCACGAACGTTTATTACAATTAGAAAGAGAAAAAGAAAGATTAAGTGATGCCTTTACAAGACATCTTCAAGGATGCTCGTGTCATAATACTTCGGATGAACAAGTAATATTAAATGGTTTAAATTCTGAAGTTGAATGTGAAGCTTGTAGTGCTTAATTATTCAGGTGTTTCACCTACCATATCTGCTAAAGAAGGAGAAAATACTTTTACATCTCTTCTTATTTTTTCAGCTGTTGTAGATGTACTTGGATTATCAACATCAGCTTGAGCTGCAGCCTCCGACTCATATTCAGCCCCTGTATCTACGTGAGTAAGTGTTGTTTCAGTTTTTACTTTATAATGAGGAATTCTTCTTCCATCACTTGTTGTAATGTGACCTAATAATTCAGCAGGTTCGACTATAGGCATTTTTATCTCCTTTTAAAATTAATATTGAAACTTACTACAATTCTATCTTCTTGTGAATTATTTTCCTCAACTTCATGATTTAAATATGAGGGAAACAACAATAAAGTTCCATTTTGTGGTTTAAAATTAACTCTGTGTGCTACATGAATACTGTGATTTTCAACTTTTGGTGGTGATAAAACCTCCGCTTGTAGTTTGGGATCATGAAAAATTATTTGACCACTATTTTCTGGAACTTGTAAATAGTAAACACCAGAAATATAATTGTAAGGATGATTATGTAATTTATTACTAGATCCTGGTGGATTAATAATACCCCACATTCCTGTAATTTCGGGTAAATAATGTTTTTGTACTCCTAAATGTATAAAAGCTTCATCAGCAAAATTAAATATTTCACTTCTAAATTCACTAAATTTAGGATGATCGTGTAAATTGTCTTTACTATGCCATCCTCCCTTAGTGCTTCTACCTTTAACACCTATTTGATCTTCTTGTTGAAACTCCATAATTTCATCTTTTAAATGTAAATATCCTTCAAGAGGAAAAGAAAAAACTGGAGTTATAAAAAATGAATGTAGATTGAGTTTTGTGTCATTCACTATAACTGTCCTTTCGTTACTTGCATATAACTTGCTGTGACATGAACTTCGTTCGCTGCGTTAGCTTGTACTTTCATAACATCACTTTCCTGTAAAATTAATGGCTGTTCTAATAATTCTGTTGTTGTTTTTGTATTAAGACTTTTTTCTTTAAATATTTCAAACGTCGCTGATGATCTCAAGACTTCTATATCAAGAAGAGTAGTATTAGCCGAATCATTACAAACTAAAATAGATTTGATAACAAATGTTG